AATGGTGTAGTTGACCTTGGTCTTGCATCTAGTAACCATATTTTGAGTCAACGCTAGCCACAGTACTATTTTACTGAATTCCAATGTTCCTTGATGCTGACGACACTCTAGTGTTTTATATGCCGAAAAGGAGTGGAAATTCCATTTTCTATAGCGTGCGTTGCCTCTACCGTTTTGACCAATGTGTACACCATTTGGTGATTGGTGAATTCCCCACTCATTACATCTGTGAATCTCACTAGAATCCAATGACTGGACGAGACAATCTAATTCACTTTTCATTGATCTACACCATCTTCCATCGCGTCTAGATTGTGACACTAAGCAGTCAAAGTTGACCTCATTTTTGACAACGTGATTTAAGAAATAGCGCAAACGCTTGTTATTATATTTGCTCGCGTCGTGGTGGACGTGTACTGAGCAAGACCGATCTACCTTGTAGCCACAGATCACCAGTATGTCTAGTATCCGCTTGAGCTCTCTAAATAGCCTTTGAGGCTTCAATGGTGGTGAAACTAATTCTCTACCGTGGATAGACCCATCGTCTACAAACTTCCATTCTTTTATAACCTCGTGAGTATAGCCTCTAGACACTATTTTAATTCCCTCCGCGTTAGCCATACGAATGACTTTGTTTTCATTTTGTAGAGGGTCTAGCACTTCAATTTCTAGACCAATGGTGGCGTCTGTCATATATTTATCAGCCAATTCATAAGACTGATCTAATGTGATACTATTCATTTTTTGTCCTTTTGTTAATGTGGCATAATTACCACAACGCCATATTACTAAACCCATATGGCTAGAGTCAACTACAAAAAGGGTGACCCATTTGTGACCATCTGGTGACCATCTGGTGGTCAAATAGGGTGACCCATTTGTGATCTAGTGACCCTCTGGTGATCCCATAAAGGGTGACCCTTTTCCAGATTGGTGGCGAATGATTCACCCTCTACCGCCAAAAATAGTCCATTGATCGTGCAGCCAAGCTCTATTCTGTAAACTGTTGCTTACTATGTACTTATGTATCTATTACTAATTAGAATAATTCTAAAAAGGGTGACCCTTTTATTGTGTAACTTGTTGTGTACTAACTACTTACGGCACAAAGGGTGGGGCGGTGGGGGTCGAAGTCCAAGTTGACGTTTACTAATAGTATATATAAACTGCCCCCTAAAAAAATGGCAAGCTAATAGCCCACAAGGTAGCACCTACTATTGACATCTCTTATTTATATTTATAGTTGTATGTTATAGTCTGGTATAGGTCTACAAAAATTTGTAAAGGCTTTTACCAAAATTTGTAAAGGCTTTTAAAAATGTCAGAAGATATTAGCATAGATTTAGAGAAGGCGGAGTTAATGTCTTACATCAATGATGCTATTACTGAAATAGCTGCGGACAAAGAGTTATCTAAGGTAAACAGTATATCTAGAAACAATCCAGAGAAGGTTGCTAAGATACTATATCTATCTGCTTTAGGTGTGTCGCAAACATCGATAGTTCGCAAATGCAACTACAATAGGCACACAGTAATTAATGTGCTTGTGGACTATGCGGATTACAAGCATCAGTTTAGAGATCTTGGAGGTAAGCTATCTGCAAAATCTTATTTGAATCTAGAAAGCTTAGAAGAAGATATGGTGCAAGTGGTGCGAGAAAGGATGCAAACTGGGGAGTACGAGCCTTCGGCAAAGGACATCAAAGACATTAGTATTGCAAAAATGAACTCCAGTAGACAGGCATTAACTGCTAGGGGTGAGGTAAGTGCTATAACAGAAAGCAGAAATGCTGTTACCCAGGAGGACTATGAAGATACTTTAAAAGCTGCTAGAGAAAGAATTGAGCAACTTAAAAAGGTCGAGGAGGTTATAGATGAGTAATTCTATCTTGGATTCCGAATTTAATCCCATTTTGGATAAAGTAAAAGCGATGCTAAGTGAGCATTACATTAATTATTATTTTATAGTAATGGATGAGGGCGGAAATACATATCACGACTTTACAAATATACCTATAGCAAAAATGTTAGTTCAAGAGGGTGCAGACCAAATAAATCAAACTTACAAAGAAATAGATATAGAGTGGGAAGAAGAATAAGATGGAGTTAGTATTTACAGACCATCCGTTTATAAAATCTCCCTCTGATGAAGAGATAATATTATTAGCTGAGAATGATCCTTCATTGCTAAAATCCTTATACGAAAGTCACGAAGGTAGAATAAAAGCATCCCGGGAAGATCCTCTTCGCCACGGGTTTAATTTAAAGGGTTGGCAGAGAATAGAAGATGGTTTGCGAGATCACAATGAAGTTTTGGCACTAGGGGGAAACAGAAGCGGAAAAACAACCGGGTGTGCAAAATTAATAATGCAAGCTGTAGTAAACAATATGGATGGTCATATTGTTTGTTTTTCTCAAAACGAAGATACATCAATTAAAATACAACAAGCTGCGGTTTGGGAGATGATGCCCAGGGAGTTCAAACGCAAAACAAAAAGCACAGAGGGGTATATTAATTATTCTATGCAAAATGGTTTTACCGCAAAATCATTTATCTTTCCAGATACTAGAACTAGGGTAGATTTTAAAACATATACACAGTTTAGTAATAATCACACGCTACTAGAAGGATTTGAGTTTGGTTTTAACAATAGTAGCAGTTTAAACATTGGTGCTTGGCTAGATGAATACTTGGGGGATTCAACATTAGTAGATACATTAAGATTTCGTTTAGCTACTAGAAACTCAAAGATGTTAATTGGATTTACTCCAATCGATGGCTATACACCGTTTATATCTGATTATTTAAAGAACGTAGAAACCATTCAAACCAAGCCTGCAAAATTATTAAAAAACAAAGAAGTACCAATAAAGCAGTATAGTCCAGATAGAGATGCTTCTATTATTTATCTGCATTCGGATGAAAACCCATTTGGTGGATATACTCGTATTGCAAAGGACTTAAAAGGTAGAAGTGACGAGGATATAATGGTTCGTGCATATGGCGTTCCAGTTAAATCAATGACATCTCTGCTACCATTGTTTAATACTGAGATCAATGTACTATCTGATAAACCAAACAAATACGGAAAAACCTTTCCAGATATATCCAATAAACAATCATTTAGTTGCTATCAAGTGGTCGATCCCGCTGGAGCTAGAAACTATGTCGCAATATGGGCTGCAGTTAATGAAAGAGGTGAAATCTATATACGCAGAGAATGGCCCGACCGTCTTGCATTTGGTGAATGGGCAAATTTTGGTGACCCCAAGTGGAAATATGGACCAGCTTCTAAAAAAATTGGATACAATGTCGCAGGATATGTAGAGTTGTTTGAAGAAGTAGAAAAAGATTTAGATGTTGAAGTAATAGAGCGCATAGGGGACTCCAGATATTTTGCTAGAGAAAATGAAAACAATGATGATTTGTTTACCTCTTTCTATGATTATGGAATGCATTTTGTTCCTTCGGATGGTAGGGGCGAAGAAATGGGAATAAGTGCTTTAGACGATTGGTTTAATTATAATCCAAATCTCGATATAGATGAGGCTAATCAGCCTCTCTGCTATATTCACGAAGATTGCGGTAATCTCATAGATAGTTTAATTAATTACAATGCTCGCGGAAAAGCTGACGAAGCATTAAAAGATTTTTTTGATGTAATACGATATTTAAGGATGTCTAATTCTGGCGAAGGTCCAGATCACATAACAGATAAAAGTTTATCTGCAACAAATAATACGCAAGGAGGCTACTAATGGCTAAGAAAAGATTGACAGATCTATGTAGGGAATATGGAATTCATTTTAGTGAAGCAAAAGAAATAGTTGAATTTGAATTTGAAGAATCTATGGTAACAGGAGTTGGTAAAAACACCTGGATTAACGAAAAGGGGCAAGCCTTGTTTGACGACCTTGTACCTATTGATATAATCTATAGAGGTAGGGTATTAAATCCCGCACCAAACAATAGTTATGTTATAGCTTATATAAAAGAACTTACACGAAAAGTTCCTGTAAAAGTTCCTATGCGCTATCAAAAACAATTAACAAATAAAATTATTCACATACAAGCAGATAATACTGGACCAAATGCCAAGTATACTTGGATGCAAACACCAAGAAGTCATAATTTAAAATTCTATGGATAGCAAATCAAACTACGAAGGACTTACATATGTAGATTCAGAACCAAGTGTAGAAACTTTGCGTGACGCATATAGCGAAACTGTAATAAACCTAGAAGGATATTTTGAGTTATGTAGAAACTCCTACGATGATAGGAGAAACGAATGGGCTGGCAAAAGTCGGGATCATCGTAAACACGGATCAGATGCTTTTCCGTGGGAAGGTGCTGCGGATATGGAGGCTCATACTATTGATGAACGTATAACACGCTTAGTTTCTTTGTTTATGTCTGCACTTAATCGTTCAAATGTTCGTGCATTCCCGGTAGAAGCTGGAGATATGGCTAGATCGGTAGTTGTTTCTGGATTTTTAAAATGGATGGTATCAAGTGGATACATTCCTAGATTTAAAAGAGAGATGGAGCTTGGGGCAAATTACCTTTTAGAGCGTGGTTTGCTTTTAACTTATGTAGGATGGCACAGAGAAGACAGAAGGTTTCTTCAAGAGCTGTCTTTAGAACAAATTGCAGAAAATAGTCCAGAATTAGCAGAGTCCATTGTGTCTGGAGTAGCTGATAATGAGATAGTTGCATTAATTATGGCTGCTTTTGAAAATATTAGCGAGTCCAGAGCAAAAAAAGCATTAAAGGAATTAAAGAAAACTGGTAGAGCTGAACTACCTATAGTTCGTAGACAAATTGATGCCCCAGATGTAAAAACATTAGCTCCAGATGGAGATTTTTTCTTTCCTTCCTATGTAACAGATCCACAAAGAGCACCATATTGCTTTTGGAGGACTTATTATACTGCGCAAGAGCTTGAAAATAAGGTAGTTACAGACGATTGGGATAAAGATTTTGTAGATTATATTATAAATCATTATCGTGGTGCTAGTATAGATGTTACTAATCGTGAAGAAAATTTATCAAGAAGTTCTACTTTAAATAATAGTGCTTATGAATCTGATGATTTAATTGAGCTAGTATATGGATATCAAAGACTTATAGATCGTGAAGATGGCTCTGAAGGTATATATTGTACAGTATTTCATAAAGATTTTAGTGGTAATGAACAAGCTCCAGGTTATGCAAAATTTGAACTACTTAATGGTTATGAAGACTACCCAGTTGTAGTAACAAAACTTTCCGAAGATAGTAAGAGATTATACGACACTCCAACTATTCCAGATGTTCTTCGTGGAATTCAAAACCAAGTAAAGGTGGAGCGTGATTCACGAATAGATAGAAATAGCATTGCTACATTGCCACCTATACTTCATCCAGTAGGTCAAGCACCTAATGATTGGGGACCGGGTCGAATGATTCCTTATCGCAGAAAGGGAGATTTAGATTTTGCACCTGCTCCATCAATGAATACTGGTTCTATTGAAATAGAACAAACTATGGAACAACAAGCAGATAGGCTTTGTGGCTTAGATGAAAATTCACAAATTAGCCAAGTTCGTCAGCAATTTTTAGTAGACAAGTTTTTGCAGCACTCCGCAGAAGTTTTACGAATGTGTTATCGTTGTTTTCAAAGGTTCGGACCAGATTCAATATTCTTTAGAGTAACTGGAGTTCCAGATGCACAAACTTTTGATAAGGGAGATCCAAATGAAAATTTTGATATTATTGTAAATTACGATGTCCTCAATTCGGATACAGAATCTCAAAAAGAAAAACTTGACCAAATCGTATCGCTTACTCAAATGGATCGTAGCGGTAGGATTAATATTGACAGATTGCTTGATACAGTTGCTAATGCAATTGACCCAGTACTTGCGGATAGTATTTTGCAACCTACAGAAGTGGCACAGCAACAAGTTGTAAATAAAGTTACAGATGATTTATCTAAAATTTATTCTGGTATAGAAGTAAATGCACAACCAAATGGAGCGCAAATTGCATTGCAACTCATACAAGAGTATGCCCAGCAACCAGACATTCTACAAAGACTTCAAAGTGATCAGTCTTTTGCTGCTCGCCTCGAAAAGTATTCTGCTCAGTACACATTCCAATTGCAACAAATGGAAAATGCAGAAATTGGAAGACTTGGTACTGCTCCAGCAGAAATGCAATCTCCAGAAGGATAAAATGGCAATAAATAATAAAAGTGCCTTAGACTTCTCTATTGATAGGGCAAAAGCTATTAGAGAATTTAAAACTATTGATTCTATAAATTCTTTGCCTTTACCAAGAGAAATGAAAGCAATTATGTACGGTAATATAAAATATGAAAGCGACAATTCCTTTGATATAAATAAATTAGAAAGATTAAAACCAGGAGTAAATAGAGGAAAAGGAAAAGGGTTATTTCAAAAAACTGGAGAAACAAGAAGAAATTACGAAGATTATTTAGATAGAAATAATTTAGAAAATAATGAATTAAGTGAAGTTCTTTATTATTCTGATGCTATGCTAGGTAGGGATAAAATATCTGGAAGTTATCTTGGTCCATCATATATGCAAGATTATAGAGGATTTTTTGAAGGAAAACCATCAGGTATAAGAGGCGGTAGACACGGAATACCTAGAAAATCATATCAACCAGTATTTAATGATATGCACGAACATTTTGTTAATTTTATGATGAATCCACTGCCAGACGCTAGAGAAAAATCTATGCCTACTAGGTTGCAATATAGTAGACAAGCATTAGAAAATATATTTACTGATTAAATATGCAAATACAAGATGACATAAAAGCTTTGCAACAGTATGATTTTTTTGCAAGGTTTATAAATTTAATACATCAATTTCGCGAGGAGTGCATTGAAGAAATGCACAAAGCTTCGTCGGATGAAATACAACAACTTTCTGGTAGAATAATAAGCTACGATCAAATATTACAAATGGTGGATTTTGATAAAATTAGACAATATCACCAAGAGTCTCTCAACAGGTAGTTTACACTACTGTTAAAATATAAACATCGCTATCGCTCAAGCGTTAAGGAGTGGAATTATGTCAGATGAAATCACAACGGAAGTCGCTGAATCCGTAGAACAACCAGCGGGAAAATCAAATATGTCGCCAGAGGATTTTATCCAAAGTCGACTCGGTGGATCTAAAGAAGTAGAAACTGCTTCAGAAGAAACGCCTCAACCAGAATCAGAGGAAGTAGAAACTTCAATAGAAGATGCTAATGAAACTGATACAGTTGAATCGGAGGAAGAAACATTAGAAACTTCCGAAGATGTTCTTTCACAGTTTAATTTGGACAATTTGTCTGAAGATGAAATAAAAGAGTTGTCAGAAAAACTTGGTAGCCGGGCAGTATCTCGTTTTGGCGAGCTTACGGCTAAACGCAAACAAGCGGAAGAAAGGCTTATCGAGTTAGAAAGCAAACTATCTGAAAATGAATTAAAAAATACTACTAAAGTAGAAAATAATCCATATACAGATCTAAAAACTATAGATGAATTAAAATCTAAAGCTCAAGAAGTTAATAACATTATTGAATGGGCAGAAGATATATTATTTAATTCAGATGGATTGGCTGCAGAAGATCAAGTAACTGAAATAGAAGGTAAAAGTATTACCAAAAAAGAAGTTCGTACTACTCTTCAAAATGCAAGAAAAACTAGAGATAAATTCTTACCCGATCAATTAAGGAATGTTCATAAGATTGAAAATGCTGCAATGATGAAAGAAAGCTTTGCGGAACAAGCTGAAAATGAACTGCCTTGGATGAAAGGTGAAGATAATGATACTAGACGCAAATATGAGGCAATGATTAAAGACCCTCGATTTGTAGAAATGGAACAATTAGTTGATCCAGAAGTTGCATCTCAATTAAATTATATAATAGCTCACGCTGCTAATAGTTTATATGCAAGAAAGCCGATCTCAGAAAAAAGCAATACCAGTAGGTTAGATCCTCCTAGTAATGCAACATCTTCAGCGGGTACTCCAGAAAAAACTGCAACTAAGTCTGTAAAGGCTTTGAAAGAAATATCCCAGCGATTCAAGTCTTCTGGTTCAAAAAATGATTTCATCAATTTAAGAACCCTACAATTAAAAAATCGTTAATCCTAAATAGAAAGTAAAATATAATGTCATTCTCAAATACATTTGATACTACATCTCCAGGATCGGCTGCTTCTAATCGTGAGGATTTGACAGATGTTCTGACAATCCTTGCTCCTGAAGAAACGCCTATCCTTTCCTCCGCAAGCAAGCAAGCCGCTACTGCAACTCGCAGTGAATGGACTGTTGACAGCCTTTCTGCTCCTGTTATTACAGGTGTTTCAGAAGGTGCTGATGTAACAGCATTTACAGATAAGTTCGCTGGTCGCGCTCGACTTGGTAACAATACTCAAAAATTCCGCCGGGACTATATGGTATCTGATCTGCAAGAAGCAGTTGATTCCGTAGGACCTGCAAAGATTGCACAAGCAGAAGCTAAAGCTATTCGTGAAATCAAGCGTGACATCGAAGCTACACTTTCTGGTACTCAAGATGAGACTACAGAAAATGGTGCTGGTGTTGCAAATGGTCTTCGTGGTCTAGGCGACTGGTTAGATGGTGCTGCAGGTAGTGTTCCTGCTGCGTTTCAAACTCCTGCCGCAAGTGTATATACAGCTGCTGAAGCTAATGCAACTCCGTTTAATGAAACTGCTCTTAATGACCTCATTACTAGCATCTTCACAGTAACTGGAAGCACTAACAACCTTATGCTTATTGCTGATACTGGCTTACGTCGTGTCATAAGCGATTTTGCTCGTTTTGGTGCAGACAAACAAGATGGAACTAATGCTGGTGTTCGTACCGTTAACTATAATGGTGACAGTGCAAAAATTAGCCTATCTGTTGATTTGTATCAATCAGATCACGGAATTGTTTCCGTTGTAAATGCTAACCCAGATTGCACACCTAGCTTTGGTGGTAATACAACAACTGGTTCTGGCTACCTCATTAACCCAGAGTACTATGGTGTTCACGAGCTTATCGCAATGGGAAGCACTCGTCTACCTAACCTCGGTGGTGGTGAGCGTGGCTTCGTAGATTGCGCTTTGACACTTGGTGTATACCACCCTGGTGCTCACGGTGTTATCCAAGACGTAACTTAAACTAAAGGAGATATAATATAATGGCTATTAACCTAAAAAAAATTGGTGACGTCCAGACATTAGCTCTAGGATACACGCACGAAGCTACAGTAGAAGCTTCTGCATTCTCAGCCTCTACTGGCGCACAAGCTCTTGCATTTAATGTTGGTGGAGGAGCTTTGGCTGGTACAGTTGGTAAATGTGCAATCATAGTTGACGAGTTAGTTACAGCAGCAGTTACAGATGGCGGAGCTGCCATCACTGATGCTACTCTAGCTGTAGGCGATGATGGTGATGCTAACGGAATGGTTGTTGAAGTTGATGTATTCAGCGACAGCACAAGCCTTGGCAAAATCTTTGCTAACAATGGTGCTATTACACAAGCTGGTAACCACTTGGTTACTGTACTTAGCGTAACATCAAATGGTACAGGCAGTGGACTCGGTGATGCAGCAAAAGGTAAATTCCGCTTTTTAGTGGAGTACTACCCAACAGCTGGTCAAGGGTTCTCTAACTAATTAAATTCTGGTTGGGGGGCGCAAGCCCCCCACCTTTTTTAATATGGATATAATTATTCCTAATATAAAAAGATACTCTGATGGTGAAATTGATCGTGCCTTTATGAAGGAGATCAAAACTGGGTTTAACCTAGAAAAACAAACTGAACAAAGACGAGTAGAACAAGCTCGCAAAGAAGCTAAAGAATTAAAAGGTACAACTAATAAAGCACTTGGAAAGCCAGTTGCCACAATACCTGCTCGCGAATTTTTTAGGCTTACAGAAAAATATGGACACGATACTGTTCATTCAAAAGAATTTATAAAATATTATAACAAAAAATTTCCAGACCTAAGTCCCAATAAAGCATAATGCAAGACAGAACATATAGCGATTTATTATTTCTTGTACAATCCCTAATTGGTGCGGGTAACCTAACGACAGAGGAACAGGGATCAATAGATAGTTTTATAAATCGTAGAGCGCACGAAGCATTTCAAACTAGCCAATCGTGGCCCAGATTTTTAGTAAGTTCAGAAGAAAGAAATATTATTGCATACGTTCTTTCGGGGGCAACATCTAGTACTATAACGGACGTTAATGCTAATTATAAATTTATCGGTCTTAACGACGGTGATATAGGCAAAGCAGGGACTAAAGTTTATGAGGATTCAAATCCATCCGCACCAGTTATTCTAATATATAAAAATAGCAGTAATGCTTGGATAGTAACCTATGATGCTGGATTTTCAATAAATGCTGATGGAACAGTAGATATTACTAGTGCTGGAACAACTCAATTTACTGAAGCGGATTCTGTAAAAAAAGACAGAGTTGAGGATGTAGAAACTTGGACACCAAGAGCTGGCTCAGACGTTCTTTCAGTTTCTGCTAAAAACCTTATTCCTTATGCTCAAACCAATAAAAATAATATTGGGGAGTTTTTAAAAATCCATCGCAAGAAAGCTTATATAAATAACTCAAGTATTGAATATGATTTTTTTGTGGATT